CAATAAAAGCAATATTTAAACTCATAACTTTTTTTTTTCTTAGTAACAATTACTGTTTTCCAATCGTGCCTGCATGATGGTGAATGTTGCCCATCTGGCATAGTCCACCAACCACCTCTTCTATCCCAAACTGAATAACCTAAACGCAAACTGATATTTTCAATGTCTTGACGGCTCCAAAGTTTTGTTTTAGATAGCTGCAGCATCTTTGCACAAAAAGGTCGGTTTCTGCTATCTTGTGGTCCATCATAAGTATAACGCAAAAGAACTTGTGTTATTGATGGTTTAATGTTGCCAATAATATCTTTAATAGGCTTTGTTAAGCTACGTTCAATTGTTCCTAAAGATGCTGTACTTGTTGCTATTAAACCTAATGCAACCATATCAGCAATAGTTTTTGTTACTATATCTAAAGGTACTTTTAAAGTGCTTGCAATAGTTTCATTAGTTATTCTTTTATCCTTATTTAAAAGTTCCAAAATATTAGCTTCCAATTTTGTTGGTGCTTCTATTTCTTGAAACTTCTCATAATTTTTTTTTTCAATGATATTAAAATCATTTACATCATCTCCACAAGCTGCAAACTCATTCAATAAAATATCATCTTCAATGGCTGCAAAGTCATTGGTTAATGGATTATCATCAACACCTAAATATTGGTTGATTTGTTCGTCTGTAAAACCAAATGCTCTAAGCTGTATAACTGCTTGCTGCTTGGTTAGTTTACCATTAGTAAACAATCGGCTAATTCTTAATAAAGCCTGTTGCTGTCTACCTGTAATATTTACCAATGCATCATTCCCCTGCATTGAAGCTTGTGTAGTTCCGCTTGGCTCAATCATATCCGGTGCAAGTCCTAACTTTTCACGTATCTCATTACGTGTCATGTTTGCTGCCATTACTGCTTCAGTAAACTCAAATCCTAAAGGTTCAACTGGTATTATTTTCCAATCACCTGTAACACCTGCCAAATTCATTAACTTATTAAATACTTGCTCATGTGCTTGCTGCCTTTCGTTTACAAATGTGTTATTGAATATTTCATAAGCATCTCTTATTTCAGTTCTACCACCTAATTGCCCTTCGGTTTTAATGCCAAATAACATAGGCGAAGTAATTTGATGACCTGCAAATATTTCCTGCTGCACTAAATTATTTACATTGGTAAAATCTTCTTTGGTTAACGATGTTTGCCCTAAATCAACTATATCAATAGCATTTTCTTTGGATGGGTTAAAAGACAAAACAAACCTATCTCCATCATGGTTTGCGAACTTATTCTTTATATCCAATTCAACCTGCTCTTGCTCCTCTTCCTGTGGCAAACCATTATTAAAATTAATCAACTTGGTTGCAACAAAATTATGCTTTGCATTGCCTAAAATATGACGGCTAATATATATATCACTTAATACATAATTTAGTGCTTGAAAGTAATCGGGTACAGGATAAACATCACTAAAAGGATTGTACTGTTTTATGTACAATATTTGTGAGCCTGTTTTTTCATTAGGATTGTAAGCATCGTAACACCTTGCTTTTTCTTTGTAGTTGCTTGCCTCCCAATCATCTTTTACATAAAACTTTCTAAGGTCTTTTGATACCCTAACTTTTTGAAATGGGATATGAAACACATTTGCAATATTGCCCAATGCATTATACACTATTTGTAAATAATAACCACCATGTAATTGGTCATCTTGTATGCAACGCTTTAATAAAGTGTTCCAACTATCACCTTTTGTATTGGCTGTTCTTGGTACATCTTTAAAACCTTTACCATAAATATAGTTAACCTTGCCTTTGACAATAGCACCATGCTTGGGGCTTTCATTGTATAAATCAATTAAGTAGTTAGGATAATTATTTTTTTCACCAAACTCAACATAACCCTGTGCTTTCTTTTCCTCAAACTTAGGCTGTTGTGCTTGGTCAAATTGAATGGTGATAAGGTTTCTATATTGCTTCATTATTCTACGTTGTAAGTAATAAATGTGTTGTCTTGCTCATCATAAACCGTTGGTGTAAATCCTTCGGCTTCATGCAAATACATAAACCCTTCTTCTACTATTGCACCGCTTAAATCTTCATTGGTATTGCTGCTACTTGCTTGCTCTCTTATCTTGTAACGCCACATACCAGCATCATAATTTGCAAAGTAAGTATTGGTTACAACAGTTGCTTTTTGGTAACGGTCATTTGTACTTTCATTTGCTTTAACAAATTTAACTATATCATTGTTACTACTCGTAAAAATAAACAAATAATTTGGGTTTGTCAAAACTGCATTTTCAAGTGCAGTAAAATATAATATGTTGGTACTACCTTTTGTTAAATGAAGCATGATGTATTAATTAAAAAACCCCTACCACACAAGGTAGGTAGGGGTAAAACTAAACTGAATATGTCAAAACTAACCTGCTGTTTCTAATGCTGCACCAACACCTGCTGATACTTCTAAGAAGTCATCGGTTTCCATACCTGTTAAGGTAATGTTGTAGCCGTTTCTATCTGCCATTGCTGTACCGCTTCCAGCTTCAGTAGAAGCTAAATATAAGCCTTGCCCTTTACCAAACATTCTAAACTTGCCATCATTATCTTCAGTAACTGCTACAATCTTAGCTTTTGCTAAAGTAGTAATAATATTTCTAGTGGTTGCATCTCTTTTGTTCAAAGGAAATACCACTTGATGGGTAAAGAATAATGAGCCGTTTTCTTCGCTTGCAGTTGCATTGCTTGAAGTGTTTGCTGTTGCTCTTGGTACTTCAAATTTGTAAAATCTTTTACCGCCTGCTTTGGTTATGCCTGTAACTAAACCGCTAACTTCATTAACGGTAATGTTACCAAATTCGGCAATGTAAACGGCTTTAACACCGCCTACATTTTCCCTGCAATCAATTGTATAACCTGCTGATATTGCACATGCCATGATTTATGATATTTATAAAAAAGGCTGCCACCATAGCAGCAGCCTTTTTCGGTTTATTAATTTATACTAATTAAATTGTACTTACAAACTTTACACACTCGTTGGTATAAGCAACGTTAACACCTAACTTAAACGCTACTCTAAAACGCACCTCGTTGTTATCTTCGCTGTACCAAATTTTAAAGTTTTCTTCTTCTGCTTCTAAATCAAATGCTAAGGCAATGTTGCTTAAACGCATTGCATACAAATCACCCAATCCGTTTAATCCGTTAACGGCTGTTAACTTAACGTTAGTGCCAGGGATAACGAACGATTGGTCTTTGTCTGCATCTCTTGTGTAGTTAAATAAGTTCAAGTTAGTGTAAGCCAATACTGCTAATCTGTATACATCGTTTCCACAGAAAATATGTAAATCATCAGCATCTACAATTTCAGTAGGAATAGCTTTGTAAATACCTTGTAACACACTTACAATGTTTGCTGCTGTGATAGCTGAAATTGTACCTGTTGCACCTGTAAAACCACTTACGTTAGCATCTACTGGTGAACCTGCATCAATCAATTTTTTTAAGCCATCAAAACGCTTTAAATAACTTGTGCTGCTATCAGTATCACCTTGCCAAATTGCAAGCTCTAACTGCTTTGCTATGTAAGCATTTTTTAACTCGGCAAACTTTGTTTTGAACTCTGCCCACCCGTAATCTTCGTATGTGCTACCAGCTTTTAAAGCCTCTTGCGTAAAGTATGCTTCAAAATCTTTTGGGCAAATTGCTTCTTCAATTTTGATTTTACCAACGGTTACAGTTCTTTGTGAAACTGTTGTTGTACCGCTTGCACTCCATCCACAAGCATCAGCTTGGAAAAAAGCATCAGTTGTTAATTTTGGAATAGCAACAGATGATTTTGTTTTAGGTAACAAAATACCACCTTGCTTTACAAGCATTTGTGTTTTAGCACCTAATACTGCTTCAGTTAAGAGTGGTGCAATCTCTTGTCTTGTATAGGCTGATAAGCCACTAAATGATAAACTCATTTTTTTATTGATTTAATTGTTATGAACAAAGTTGTTTTGATAATTTTTCCCACTTTTCTTTTGGATCTTCTACTGTAACTGCTGCAAAATTGTTGCTTACTGGTACTGCACTATCAGGTTTGCCTTGTGGTGCTTCAACCAATAGTTTAGAAATATCCATCAACCCTTGAATTACTTTATTAGCTTGTGAAAGTTTCACTTCATACTCAGCAAACTTGTTTTCGTATGCTGCAAACTTTTCATTTGTTGCACTTTCAAATGCAGCAAATTTTGCACTCATATCTTCCATTGGTGGCATAGCTGGTTCTGCTGGTGCTTGTGGCATAATTATTTCAGCAATAACACCGTTATCAGCCAAAACTATTTTAGTACCATCCTCTAATTCGTGTTCCCCAACAGGAGCAGGAGTACCTGCAATTGTAACAACACCCCCAACATTCATATCAGTAACTTCAACCACAGTACCATCTTTTAATTTAGCTTCCATCATTTTCTGTGGTGCTGCTGGTGTACCGCTTGCATCGGGTGTATAGTCTTGTGAACCATTCATCAACGTATTGAAAAATTGAGCAGTTCTTTCTAAAATAACTTGTGCTGGATTCTTTTCCATATTAGTATATATTAATTTGATAAAAAAGGTACTTTTAATAATGCAGCAAGTTCTTGCAATTGCTGTTCAGGTGTTTTTTCTGGTAGTACATAATCAAACATGCCTTCAACAGAAAAGCCCTTTACTTTGCCTTGTTTGATTAAGTCCCATGCTTGTTCATTTTCAACATAAAAAGAACCAAACCAACTGCCATCCTTTACAGTTTCAAATCCGTTCATTGGTTTAATACCTCGCTTACTATCAACAATAAAACTTTCAAACATTACCAACCCATCTAATTGCATATTATCATCATGCATTAGGTTTACGTTCTTTTGATAACCTTTCTTTGAAAACTTAATAGCTATTTCTTTAATTGTTTCTGCTGAAAATTTTATGAAGTGCTGCCCATACTTTGCATTGTTGCGGATGATAGGTTCATCGGCTAACATTAATGGACCACTAATAATATTCTGGTCTTCGCTTTCAATGGCAAAGGCTAACTTTTGCTCATTGAATACTAAGAAATTCTTTTGAATAGCTGGTTTATCTACCAATGCCACAAAAGAAACTTCTGCATCATCTGCTAAATCTTCTTGTATTCGTAGTTCGTAAATAGGTAACTCCATACCTAATAAATATAAATTTGCTTATTAGGGTACTTTTAGTAACTTAGCAGAAACAAAAATGATATGAATTGCTCATACGCACAAAAACCTGCATTTGATTTAATTGAAATTGCTTACCATTTAAGGCAAGAGCCACCTGTAACAAAAGATAATTTCTTTGACATAGGGAAATCGGGCTTAGATATAATTAATATTTTAAGAAATATTGATTATTAAATTGAAGGTGTAAACCCCGATAAGTGTGAAATAAGTGTAATGTACAAAAATGAAAAAGTTAACTATTTTTATTTTAAAATACGTAATTAGTTAATTCTTGCAGCCCTGTTTAATCTTCTAACCCTTTCTTGGTTGCCACTAACATCTGTTTCTAAAACAAATGCCCTTGCGGCTGTATTGCCTATTTGGTTTATTTGCCCTTGATTTAAAGTTGTAGTTGCTGCCTGTGGTAATACTGGGGCTGAAATACTTGGAGCCGATCCACCTGCACTTCCACCTGCTGCACCCGGTATAGGTGTTGCTAATATTTTTCTAACAGAACTTAAGCCACTTGCTATAACCGCTGCTGCACCTACGAAGCCTAAAATACCACCTTGAGCAAATGCTTTAGTTGCACCTGTATAAGTATTAATTATTGCTTGTGCAACTGCTAAACCTTTACCTACAACTGTTTGTTGCCCAATCAAATCAGCTAATGCACCAGCTGCATTCCCAACTGCATCAAATTCAGCTAACTTAGCTTCCATAATTGATTTGCTTAAAGTCTTTTGTGTGGTTGCTAATTGGGTATCACTTGCTGCAATTTGATTGTTGTATTTGTCTTTTATTGCAGCTGTATCTAATCCAGCTTTTTCAGCTGCTAATATTTCAGCATCTCTTTGGCTTTCTATTAAGTCAATCTTAGCATCATGTTCTAATTGTGCAAGTTCAATTTGTTTATTTAATTTTTCAATTGGGTTTTGTATAAATTCTAAGGCAGCCTTTTCATTGTTTAAAAACTCAATATTGTTTTGTAGTTTAGCATTGTTTAAATCTTGCTGCCTTTTAAATTCAATTTTTTCACGTTCTATTTTAGCTTGGTCATCGGCTGCATTTAATTCAGCAATCTTTTGTTTAAGTGCAATTTCAGCATCAACTCTTGCCTGTGTTCCGATTGCAAATTGGTTAACATTATCTTGTAACCTTTTTGTTTCACTTTCTCTTTCTTCA